TGAACGGCGAAGGTAGGGAGCTGCTTAAGCACAATTTGCCTCCCGTCGAACCAGCTCGTGTGTCCGCTATTCGGCCCTGCGCTGGTGATACAACCCGAGAACGGGTGATGTTGAAGAATTGCTTCAGTGGCGAGCCACGAAGCTAGAACTCCCTTGCCCTCGGAGCCGAACTGGCCCCCGGCGAGTATGTGTAGGCCTTTCTCAGCAAATAGATAATTTTTCATTCTGGTCTCCTTGGGCGCAAGCGAGAAGCGATGGTAGCGACACCAGACTCAACATCATCGTGAATAGTCTCAGCGAATGCTGGTGCGACATGGGGCTGTTCCATGGCATCGAGCATACCAGCCAACGCAAGGTAACCGCACCCGTCTACGAAGTTCTCACGGTTCGGCGCGGGTGCATAGACGAACCGGACCATTTTTAGGTCTGCCATCATCATTAGAACGTCACGAGCATCCAGCATTTGTTCGCCATGATGTCGCACTGCAAAGGAGTTACGAATGTAATTCGTCCACCGCTCCGCCAACATTTCAAAACTATCCCCGACGTCTCCATGTTTTGGCCCTCCCACTATTTGCCCCGCTTCTGTTAGAATGTTAACCGCTATCGACTTAAGTTCCGCCATCGAGCCAATCCTTTATAGTTTCTGCGTAGTTGCGACCTAAGGGTTGTTTAAACGATTTTGTTATGTATGCTTCCCGCTTCCAGAAGGAAACATACATGACTGTTGAACGCCACCCAACTAACACTGGTTTCGCGTATCCATTAGCATCCCTGATGCGCTCCCCCTCTATATATTGCCGTTCGGTCGGGCCGAATTTAAGCCCATCCGTAACTTTCCCTTCCACGAACAGCACTGGGTTATTTCCGCTAGGAACAATGATCGTATCAAGAGTTCCCACAGCGAATTGATCTTCTATTCGGCGGGCGTACCAACCCAAGTCTTTGCATTGTTTGACCAGCTTGGTCTTTAAATCAGATTCCTCAGTACTCATTATACGAACCTGTTCTTCTTTACCCACCACTCGGGGGCGGCAAACAATATATTGCCATCTTCGTCTGCTTCGCGAACTACTCGCCCAACGGATTTCGGGAGCCACGCTTGGTGTCCACTCATGTTATCGGTTATGAGCCAGGCTTTACTGGTGGAGTGTTCCAACTTAGCCTCGATTTCATATTCTTCGTCCCCCATGCGTTCGGCCATTAGTGTTCCTCCTGCAAGATTTCTCTGATACGGAGTTCAAGCAGCAGGCGTTCAAGATATCGGCGACGCCAGCCAGTTCGCCGAATTAGGGCTATGGAATTAAGCAAGTGCGAGCGCGCCATTTGCCGCACCGGAATCACCCGCCCGTCCTGAGTGAACCACAGCGTGTCTCTCATAGAGCCATTTTAACATGCCGGTGCGTGGCTGTCAATCCCTACTTCTACTCGCGCGGGTGTAATCGGTGGATAAGGATAACGTGGTAGTCCTCCTTTTTCCCTTCCTTAAACCAGCACGCTTTATCGAAATCAGGGAACGGGCCGAACATTTTCCGCTCTAAGTTCACGCCAACGCCGTTCTCAACAGGTATAATGTTAGTTACTTCGACGATGCAGGGTCCGTCGTCATTTACCATATGAGGCTTCGGCCCAATTGGTTCCTGTTCCGAGTTCGTAGGGGATAGGGACATCTACGTTAAACTCCATGGGAACGGCCTCGCAAATTTTTATTAATTCGCTGGTGTCGAAGCCTTGTTCCCGTTGCCACATCAGCGAATCATGTATAGTCATTAGTATCTGAACCTGCGGATGCGCCTCTTCATATTCGCATGCGCGCAGGAGCGTCATTTTCATTAGATCGCCCCCCGAGTTTTGAATAATCCGGCTGACGCCTCGGTAAGCGAATTTTGGGTCTTCAAGGCGAGCTTTTCTACCTGAAATGGATTTAACATATCCGGTCGTGCGAAATATGTCCTTGGCAGCTTTCTGAAATTCCTTAATCTTTGGGAATTTGAAATTAAGGAACGCGTGATGATAATCACTCGCAGTGTTGTAATCCCAACCCATGTGGCCGGCTAAGCCCTTCGCCGATAACCCGGTGAGGATGCCCATTGCGAGTCGTTTAGCGGTATCTCTTGGCAATCCAAAGTCGTTGGAACAGATTCCATGGATATCCATAGTTCCGGAGCGGTATCCCTGAAGAAGTCGCTCATCTTCTGAGAAATATGCGAACAATCTAGGTTCTTGCTGCTTCGCATCCCCTTCTTGTAACTCGAAACCGTCATCAGCAATGACGAGCCTTCGGACAATTTGCCCGATGCTTTTATTGCGTTTTGGAAACGCTTGAAGATTCGGATCAGAACAGCTAAATCGCGCTCCGATAGCACCGAACTCGTCAGATTTAGATTGATTGAGTGTAGGATGGATGTATCCTTTGACATCGCGCTTCTCCATGAGCGGCGTTATAAATGAGGATAGCGCCTTGCGCAAGTGACGGACGGCTAGGATTCGCTCCCCAATTTCGTTGGTTTTGAGCCATTCTTCAGCGAATGAAATGGCCCCAGTTGCTGTACGACTGAATTGTTCGTTCCTAAAGCCATTTGCACGATACAATCGTTCAACCTCGATGGGCGATTGAACATTGACGCCCGCGAGAATTCCTGATTGTGCTTCGGCAAGTTTTCGGGCGATGATTCCCTGAGAACCGGTGAGTTCATTCCCGTATTTTTCGTCAACTCGGAGACCCCTTCTATATATCCGTGCGACACGATGGATTAATCGGCATTCTAGATCATGAACGCGCCGAAGTTCCTGCGCGTCTAGCATAGGTTGCTGCTTCTGCCATAATTCTAGAGTCGAAATACCATCACCACAAGCATAGTCAACAACACTAGCATGATCACCGGCCATTCGATGGAAGTTTGCCATGGATTTACGGTCCGGTAAACCGCCATACTTACTAGCAATATCGCGATACAACTCATCGCCCAATTTCTGGGTGACGCCATGGCGCTTAGTACAGTCGTCCAGACCGTATCCTCTGGTTGTATCATCGAGAAGCCCCTCATTCAACATCGAATCCTCTAATGGATATTCCGGAAACACACCGTCTTTATTACACATCCGCAAGTCAAATCCGACGTTATGTCCCACCGTACGATAATTTCTACGTGCTCGGTCCTTGAATGACAAATTAAGTACTCGGAGGAACTCGTCCGGATACAGTATATTCCCTCCGCCCACATGTTTCGTGGGGATATAAATTGAGGCTTCGGTATCAGTAATAACATAACCAACGGGCTTATCTTTCTGTTCCAAGCCCGTTGTTTCTGTGTCAAATGCTATCACCGGGCTGCGCTGAACCATTTGAATTGCCCGTTGCGGATCGATTCCTGTCCACATTTTGTTCCCCATAGTGACGAATTACGTGACAATTAGCGCACAATGGATCGCAACTATCCATGTATTCTTTAATAGATGGCCAAGAGTAAGTTGACATCATCATAGTGACGCCAATTCGGCGGCCACCTGTTAGCAGTATCTGGCATTTTTCCTCCAGGAACGGTGGGCGGGCCTCCGGAACCACCACAGAGACCCGCCCTTCTGACGCCTTGCGGAAAGGTAACGCTGGCAGTCAGAATTTCGTATTTGCGTCGCGTTGAACGGATGGCCCACCGTTTCCGCCAGAGGGCGGCCCAGACTCATCACGCTCGTCGCTGGCTCGGAATGCGATGTCCTTATATTGCTTGAACATGCCCGATGCAATTTCACCATCCGATTCGCCGGCGTAACCTAGACTAACGTATCGGTAATTGCTAAATGGTTCCCCGGACGGTCCTTTATCCGGAACCGACTGAATTGCGTATAGCTGATAGAAATGATCGACGGGTTTAGCCTCAATCATCGAAATCAGCCGCTGACAGGTGCCGACCGAACCACGCGAGTTGAGAATAATCGACGGTCCTAAATCTGGGCGTTCTGGAAAGTACCAGAGTAGCTCGTAAGTGAGCGACGCAGCCGGAGGCGATTTCGGATCATCATCTCGGCTGGAACCAAATTTATCCAGCCCAGATTCGGCGACAGTTGGAGCTAGTCGCCAAGTGTATATCTTAGGATTACCCTTAAATTGTACCTGGAAAGACCCTTGAGGTGGCTCCCAGTGAATTGCATCACGCGATCGGGCAAGAATACCTCGATCATCGTTGCGGGGTGCCCAGAGTACTTGAGTCTTTCGGAGAACAATTGGTATGCCTATAAGCTCTTTACCAAGCGGCTCGTTCAAGATCGCATGCCAAAACTGCCCTGATTTGGCTGTTTCATACTGTTCACACTCTGGAGACGTTCCCTGCAGAAGCTTGATGCGAGGGATTACGACGTCCGATTTATCGATGTTCCCAAGCTTCTCAGTCTTCATCTTATCCCGAAGATAGTCTGGAAGCTGACTGGTTCTGGGTTGCGTTAGTTCATTTGCCATTGGGCATCTCCTGATAAAGCACGTAGTCCGCGAATTCAGCGACGACATAGGTTTTATTGCTCAACCTTTCGTGATGCTAGTATAAGGATTGACCGATACTTTGAATATGTCAGGGGGCAGGTCTTTGCCTTCGGTCTCGACGCGGTTCTTAGCAAATCCTGCGAGCGTTGAAGAATTTACCGTCTCGATGATAAGGCTGCCATTTCCGGTGGATTTTAGCCAATCCCAGGCGGCTGGTTTTTGGCCATCAATAATGGATGCTGACCACCGGTGCCCGATTGAAACGCGCCCAATATCTTCGATGAAGATAAACTTCACCTTGTCTCGGCGAAGCGCATCTGGGATGTGGGAATATGAGAGCCGATCCTCTATGCCCTTGAGAAGGTCGCGAGCGAGTTTTACAGCCTCGTTTACTTCGCGTACCTCCACGAAGTGTTTGATTAGCGATTCTTTGTCGCCCTCGATAGCTGTTATTGTATCATGTTCAATTGCGTTGGCTGCATCTTGAACTGTTCTAAGAGCCTCCAACATTAGCGCCATGGTTGCAGTTTGCATGTTTGCCTCGTTGCACCGGACACTCGTCGTGTCCGTGCGGGCAGCTTAACACACAGCGCGGTCGCTGTCAAGATGCCTTTCTACATGAACATATACAAGGACGCCCGCACCGAGGTGTCAATTCTATGCGAGCGTCCAGGTTCCGAGCGCGGAGGGGACCGGCGCTCGAAATCATTTGCGCTTTTTTGGCGCTCGCTTCGGGAGTTTGCCAGGCTTGTCAGACGCGACAAACTCTTTAGCAACTTTCTTGGAAATGCCAATAGTTGATTTTCCCTGAGCTGCAGCGTACATCGCTTTACGCTGTTGTTGAGAGCGCATCGGCATCAGGAGCCTCGCTTTCCGTGGTAGTTTCGTTGACCAGGAGCAGCGCCCTTGCTTCGAGCAATTGCGCCGATCACACCACCTGGAACTCCCTCAGATTTTAGCTTGGCTGCGCGTCCGCCGTGACCAAGCTTAGTGGACTTGCCGCCGAATTTCTTCGGCATCTTCCCCTTTCCAAACGCTATCGCCATTAGAGCCTCCTTACTTCGGCGGCGGGTGTTGCGGGCGCAACGAAGCAGGCGGGGCTTGAATGGTCCCGTCATGGGTCGTCGTGTCCGTGCCGAGAGTCGTTGCGAAGTTCGTGAATTCGGTGGCGATATTCGCTGGCGTGACGCCGCCTGCTTTCGCCCAATTCACTACTCTCCGCAGCCGAACGTCGATCATTGCCGGGGTGACGTTCGCCCCCGGATAAAGGTTGTACGCCATTAAGATCTCCGTTTGCTTGAGGAACGCGAAGACTCACCGCTCGGTATAGGACCGACTACGTTGCTCATGGCCGATACATTTCCCACCGAATTTTGAGCGGTAACGAGGCAGGAAAGAGAATGGCTAACGTCGTCTTCTACGACGATATAGCTATCCAACGCTGCGTCGGTGATTGGTTCGCCGTCGCGAGCCCAGCGATAACTATAACTATGCGGATCGTCTTGCATGTTGTCCCAGTTACCCATCGTGCAACTGAGCGTGCCGCCGATGGACGAGGTTCCATCAACAAACGGGCGGTCTTTGTTTACAGGAAGATTTGGATTTCCAGTATCCTCGCCGCGTTGATCAACGTGTTTTTGGTAGTTCTCCATCCCCATCTGTTCAATTACTTGCCCGCGCCGACGTTGTTCCTCAGCGATTGTCATTTGTTCGTGGGCTGGGTCTGTCGATCGCGTATCAAGGCTATTTTTATCGAATGGTTTTTGGGGCTTCCAATCAGTGGTATTTTCCGGGGGGCGTGAACCAGTATGCTTGGTGCGCGTCTCGTGTTCTGTATGAGTTGCCATTCTACATGTCCTCTACGAGAAAAGCGCCGCCCACTATTGGGCAGCGCTCGGAGACGCACTCGTCGTGATTTAGTGCGTCGCCTCTCCCTCAGGAGCCTTTTCAGCAGGCTTGCCGACAGCAGGCGCCGGAGCGATTTCCAGAGCGACCTCACCACCATCGAGGTCCTTCAGCTTGTGATCCCGGCGAACGATGGTCGCCAGCATGTTGCGGAGGGTCATCCGCGCGCGACCCTGAGAACCAAGGCGCCCCGATGCAACCTGTTCGGCATAATGGTCAACCTTGGCCGCCTCAATGCCGTTGAGCTTGCACAGCCCCCAGAACTGCGAGTAGTTGAAGCCGTCCTTGCCCCGGCACTGGTCGTTGATGAACTTTGCGAGTTCATCGGAACCGCCTGCCTTGTAGCGACCTGCATACTTGGCCGGAACAATGGATCCCTTTTTCGCCGGGGCCGGGGCTTCCGTCGCCGGGGTTTCTGCAGTTTGATCGTTCATGACGCAACTCCTTTGTTTAATGAAGACACTATGTCCTAGCGTCGCGACCATCCTATCATACACGGCAGTCGCCGTCAATCCCTCTTTCCACCCGAACCTAGTGGAAGGAACTAAAATTTGTGTCGTTTAGCTCCTTTCCATGGAACAGGCTTGGTGCCCTCGTTAGTGTTCTCGCCATAATCACCTGGCCCAAATTCAAACTGAGAGTCCATGTTTAACCCCGTCGATTCTGCGAATTTCTGGATAAGAGTCCCGTGGAGCCACTTAAATCTGTACTGTACAATAGCACCAGCGCGGAATTTTTCTAATAAAGCTAGATTCTCAAATTCTTCGAATACGTACGTTCCACGAATACGCAGCTCGCCTAATTTCTTACATTTTTCTTCTAAATATTCAATGAATTTTGACTTATTAAATGGAGTAGATATATCCAAATCTTCGAACACGCGCCCCTCTTCAATAATCAACTTAGCAATTCTTCGTGGCCCGCTCGCACTGCCCTCCATTATCTTCGGATCACGCGCCGCCGAATCGGTTGTATCTTCAATTCGGTGGCGATTTACTGCTCTATCCATAAACATGCGCATATAATGGGCGATAATATTTGGATTTTGTAGAAATTGGTTAAAGTCGTCGAAGAATGGTTTTTGCCGTATTACCCACTCAGCAAATTGGGCGGGAGTTAGCCCCATGTATTCAGGATTATAAGTTCTAGTAAAATATAACGCTCTGTCGACTACATCTGACTGACCAATGTTTATGTTTACGTTATTAGAGGCGAACATAAGGCGAGCAAAAATGTTATAATCGCGCCCATCGATGCCCTTTAATTCCCCTAGCATCTTAGTTTGACGAACTAGGAGCTTTATTTCCTCAACAGCAGCTGGTCCCCTCGTTTTTACTTCGTCAGCGAACACAAACATTTTATTCATAAAGGGCGCGGTACTAAATCGTTCTCCAAACGTCTTACCAGTTATTGTTCCGTGAAGGGTTCCGAAAAGCGCCCCGCAGAAGGTATTTCCGATGAAGGATTTCCCGACCCCTTGACTACCGACAACGACCCAGGCGACTTGCTGCTTTTCACCCGGGTGTTGAATTGTCCATGCAAACCAGTCCTTGATCCACTCAACATGTCGTCGGTTATCTGATGTAAGCCATAATAAAACTTGGTCAAGCTTCTCATTACACTGATTAATAATAGCATCATTAATATCATTAATAGGCTTAATATCCCAACCGCGCCAAGTATTAAATACAAGATAGCTGTCGTCCCCGCTGTATTCATCTGAAACTACTCCGTGTGAACGAGATAACCGGAATATTTCACCCTCTTTTTGCGAAGGCCACATATCTGAATTTCCGACTGATAATCGGAGTTTACTGCCCTCGAACCATTTAAATGCTTCGCGAGGCTTGCCACCAACTATGATAATGTCAGGTTTATGGCGTCTAATAAGTTCTTCACCAGAATGCTCGAAGGCCTGGTTTCCTTGTTTAAATCTTTCTCTATCAATATAGAGCCCACCAGTTTGATTATAAACATAACGATCAGAAAAACCCATGAGTACAGAAACATCAGCGCCAGGAATACAAACAGCGCGTAGAGCAATAACAGTTTCCTCCCCCAGCAACTCCTTCATTGAAGGCCAGCCCGGAATTTTAGCATCCGGATTACGCTCAAGCTTGATGCGGGCGTCACGGAACGTACGCTTACGCATCCATACTTCGTCATCGCCCACCGAATTGCATATGAATTCGATGAGAGCTTCGGCTATTTTATCATCGTCAATTGGGCACAGAACTTCACGAGACAATTGCTCGCTATTGTTCATGGCCTGGGATTCGTCAACTACTCGGGCGAGCCACCCGGAGAGTTTGGAAGCGATGATTTGTCGGCTTCCTTCGACCCAGTGTCCTTGAACGAGGAAAAGGATGGTTCCAAAAGCAATTCCTCTAAGAAGCTGGTTAAACGGCACAATTCTTGGAGTTGTTGGTGCAAGTTCGTAGATATTCGTTGCAATCTCTCCAGTTCCCCGCCACCAAACTGAGATATCGTATGAACCCCCTTCTCCATAAATTGAGCCTGGAACAACAGCTTGTTTTGCATCTTTAGCCTTAGCTGAACTAGATCTGATCTCAGTGAAGTATCGACGGTTTCCAAGACGTACCTCCTTTGGTTCGAACTTCTTAAACTCGTCAAAGTTTCTAGTCTCTTCCTCACTTAGTTGGACAAGTAGATGGCGTGGTACACCGCAAGACAAGCGACCAAAAGCAAGACGACAATCAATGCCAATATGAGTAAAAGCGTTATAAATGCATCGATTGTATTGGCTATCGTCTCCGTCTATGTCAATATCGACCCAACCCTGTTGTAGGTTGAAGCCAACATTGTGCATACGGCGATCTTCCGCATCCACCCAATCCTGTAAGTTGGTGTCTAAGAACTGGCGGTCTGCCCAGTTTTCATCCACTGGTAGCTTGCTGGTCGGCCTTAAGAAGATGGCCCCAACTTTTACTACATCTTTGTTAACTGCCGCCGTTATCACTCTCTGCGCATTGATCACGCGCCAATCGTCAGGTGATAGCTCATTTGGCATCGTTTGTCCCGACTCTCCCCGACAAGTGGGCTCCGGGAGGTTGGCCGACCTAAGGCCCCAGAGCCCACTGTTCGTCGAGGACACGAATGCGGCGCATCTTTTAGCGCGCCGGGCTTAGTCTAGCACGGTGCACGCTGCGCCGTCAAGTACTCTTTCCGCTGGCACTACGCAAATCTGCAAGTATCATTTCAAGATCAACCGCAGTGAAGTATGTTAGAATAAAACATAACAGACCTAAATCATCCATTTTTAATTCGGCGGCGCGAACCATGATGGACGTAATAATCTGTTCGCGTGACTCTTTCGGCTTTTTAGGTGTCCTATGGACCATTTTTCAGCCCTAATTTCTCCGCAACCTGTTGTGCAAGGTCTAGCGTTCCAGCTAGGCGTTCCCATTGAGCTGCTAGATGAGCATCCTGCCAGTTCGTAGCGATGTGTTCTGCTTTGTCGCCGCAGATGCGAGACAACATACTCAACACGCACGCTAATCCAAACGCGTCGACGTAAGCTTCTAGCTTTTTGAAATCTTCTGGTAGTGGTTCTAACATTGTGGTTCTCCTTTAGCAGTCGTCAACTTCGACGAGCCCGCCTCTAATTGTTCGAGCTCTTTCCACCGTGGCTTTAAAATTTGGCAAATAATGCTCAGAAATTGGGCCGCCAGTGAACCCAATCACTATCTCGCTTCCGCACCCTCGACATTTCCAACGGTCACCAATCCACAACTTGTATGGATACCAACCAGCTTCATTAGCCGGCGACGATGTATGATAAGATGGGTTTGGCATGTTCTCAAGAACAGCTTGGCCATTGATCTCAGGTCGATAAAACAAGTTACATTTAACGCACACAGGCTTTAACATTGTGGTTCCTTTCAGTGCTTAGTTATTCGTTTATCCTCGAAATTCTCGAGCACGAACATGTAGATTTTTGCGATTAAATCACGTGTGATCTCCGCCGAATACGAGAGCGCACATTTTTGATGTCCGCAAGGAATGTGCTGGCTGATAAATTCACCGATCAAGTTGGCAAACAAAGACATGAACATTTCGGATTGGTCATCGGTTGACCGATAATACTTTAACTGTTGGTCAACCATCGTATGCATGAACGCGCGGTAGATTGTATCAGTAGCTTCATAATCACACTGACGATAATTTGGCGAATTAATAATTTGTTGAAGCATATCATGAATGTACTCATCGGCTTGTTTATGCTGTTCTTTTAACACTTTTTCCTGATTCTTGTCCATATTCCTAGTCTCCTATGTTAAGATTACGCCGCCCGATCCGAATAGCGGACATCTGCCGCGCGGCTTCTTCCACATTCATGTTGCGATGCCGCATCCAGAAATCCATCTTGCGCTGAGCGATACGGATTTCATAATTTGCCTGTCGCCTTTGTTCCTTGTCGGGGGCGCCAGCGAATACCTCACATAGGAATAACCAATTCTCGTAATGTCTTATGTAATACTTAACGGCGTCGGCAGTAACAAAGTCTATTATAGCCTTAGACTTAGAGTTGCTATATATGATGCAAGGCACGGTGGTTCTCCGGAGCGCCTATCGCCCCACGCGAGCATTGTAGCACGCGCGGGGCTGCCGTGTCAACCCCTACTTACTCCTTAGATGCGCCAACCCATTCGGAGGACAGCTTTAGTTCTCCGCCAAGCATTTCAGGCATTTTCAGAACGCCGCCCGCCTCGCGTGCTTTCTTAGCGAGCATGTTCCGGGCTGTCATTCGGAGGCGTCCTTGCCACCCATTGCTGGTTCGGTTGTATTTTTCGAGGCTGATCTCGTTGAGATTGCAAATTGTCTCAAGTAGGGCGAGATTTGTCCCACCGTCATTGTGGAGGAGGTTGTTGAGGCGGGTTGCGAGTTCGTCTCCGCAGGTAGTTGGATGGCCGTCTTCCGCATAACGCGCGCGGTACTTAGACTTGACCACCGAGTGAGCTTGAGGCTCAGCTTCTTTAGTAGCTTCTTCCTCACTATCTTCCGCATCCTCCGCCTCCTGGTAATCTTGGTCCCATTGTTCAGCTTCCTCAGAGCCCTCCTCAAATGGGTTTTCATCTTGAGCGTGACCGTCTCGGAACGCCTGCCCGCCATCAGTTGGGACGCCACCCATCGAATGGGGTTTGTCCTCCAAGAATTCGGCGGCTCGCTTAGGAGTTCCTGTGTCTTCACGCTCTGCCGCGTCATATTGTTCCTCGGTTACTTTAACCAGTAATTCGGCGGCGAATTCAAGCACAGCGTCTTTGTTAGACCAATGAACGGCAGGAGTTTCTTTGCCGAACTCCTCCCCGTTGACGTATAACGTGCACGCGACCGGTGTAGCGGGGTCGTAAACTAACTTTACTTTGAAGCCCTCCTCCTCGCCCATCTTGATTAGGGCTTGAGCAGCAGACATTTGTTCGATGGCGTAACGTGCATCGATTCCGTATATGACGAGGTTTCGCATCGGCCACGTCGCGCGTATCATGCCGCCATGTTCTTCGAGCTGAACTCCCATCTTTCCTGCTTTGGTAACTTGTGAGTGATGAATAGCCATTTTAGCCTCCTGTTAGTGAACGCCCCTATTATAACACAGCCGGGGGCTAGCCGTCAAGATTCCTTTCTACTAGCTGCGATGGAACTCTATCTGTATTTTTCTTCTGGGTCTATCGTTTTCATATATTCAGGATCTATCCTCCACCACTTCTTAGCGTGCTCCAATTCATTCTGTTGGAGCCTAGCCCAAAAATCCATGTCTTTTTGAATTAAGTCACGTAAACCTGGGTAAAGACTATCGCACTCAGAATCCCATCCTATTGCGCTACCTTTATCATTTTTATAGTTGCGATAACGATTCGCAACTTTGTCCATCCATTTAACAAAGTCTTCACGCGTCATTTTAGTTCTCCTGTTGCATTAGTCTACCCGGCAAATATCCCACGAGCCGTCTTTCTGCATGATGACGACGAACGCGTGGGGATAGAAAATGATGGTTTCATCGCGAAGCTTAGCTTTCGCGA